GCTGTTGACATGTAGCCAGTGCCCGGATTGGCGAGGCCACAACGGGTGGAGCCTCTTGTCGAGCGCGGCGAGTGCTGTCCGCGACACGCTCCAACGAGCTGTGTACGTAATGGTGGCTGGTCTGGCAGCTTCGACCACCATCTGAGGGGCCGGTAACATCTCGTGGAATCGGGATGGAAGCAAACCTCGAACTGCGCCTAAGAGATTGGACAACACGGAATCCTCCGGCTTCGCCTGCAAGTATTCTGTCACAACTGCTCTCTTCAGCCAAGTTATGCTGGTTGGACCATCGCCGCAAGCCCACGTAACCAGACCCATCCACGAGAGCGTATTTGATGCTCTCCGGGGGTTGAGGTATTGCTCGGCTGCTGCGGAGACCTCGCTCGTCAAGGCCATTCGAGCCGAATATGCACGACCGGCAAACGCATGGGCGATCACTGAGATCAACCCCCGCTCCTCTGGGGGCACAAGTGCCAGCAAGCTGGCGTTGATCTCCTTTCGCAACTCGTCCACTTGCGAAACATCGGGACGCGTGAACAACGAAGCCCACGGTCCGGGTTGCCCGGTCTGAAAACCCGTACTTAGGTTGGAGATGGCGTCGTCTAATACACTTTCAATGATTTTGTCCTGCTCATCAAACATCAACACTTTCGACGGGTCCTCGCCAATTCGCTCTACTGCCTCCGAAAATGACTCCTCTGCAATGAATTGGCCTTCCCTCATACGCACCCCCAACATGTGGTTGGTCACAACATCCCGGTATACGTGCACTGTGACGTCCACCCGACCGTTACGGGCCGTGGGACGTCCGATGCGGTGCACACTGCAGTTTTCCCCACGCATGTCTGCTTTCTGGTGCACCTGTAACCGATGGGGGATGACCTTCGCCACATGACACAGAGCCCGCCACTCTATAATGGAGCAATGCCGCTGAGGGTCGAGTGGGTTGCCGTCCTTTCCCGAACTGACGGCCTCGACAAACCACTCAGCCCACGCTTGGGCGGCGTTCCACTGCCGGTCTGAAACTCCTGAATTGTCGCCTCTCCACCACTCTCCCCATCGGCGGTAGTGGACCACAGCCTCCACCAGGGTATCTGGGTCGACTGCCATGATCCGATTGACTGCGACTATCAGATCTGTGACCAACTGTGGCCGCTGCGCTGCGATCGCTCCTAGAAGGCACAATCCGCTGTCCTCGTTGGTGTCTACAAACGTTTGTGAATGCGCTCCGCCGCAGGCACAGCTGTTCTCGGCGGGATAGATTCGGCCTCGGGCCTGTCTGTTTTCCCCCTCTCCACTCTTCACGTCTTCTCGGCCCATACAGACCTCGACGATCCTTTGGTGTTTTGGGTTTGACTTTGACATCAGGTACGACGACCCTTCAATGATCAGGGTCCGAATCTCCTCAGGCACCTGTTGCCCTACGGCCACCAATCCCATCGCCTTGTTGGCTGCCTGTCGGTACTGCAAAAATTTTGCCCTCTTCTCGGACTTGCTCGAGAATGGACTCTCTGGTGATCCAGCGCGGCTGCCGAGCGACACCGCGCTCGGCTTGGAGAGAGCCGACCCATTGGACGGACTCTCCTTGATCGGTCCGGGAAGGTGTATTTCGGATTCCCACCAGTCCAGGCGTGGGGTCCAATCATCCAGATTCCGCTTTGTTAGGACGCTATCGGGCCTCTCCCGCGAGGATCCGGCTGCCGACGTTCCGGCTTCGATTTCGTCCAACGCCTGCTTAATCTTTCCTACCTCCACCCCCAACTTGTCTCCCAACACCCGGGCCAGGGACGCCCGATGTTCACCCGTCGCCGAACTCACGCTCAGCGCCGTCCGACTCCCGGCTTCGCTGCCACTGAACACCACCTCTCGCCCTGAGCTCTGCTCCAAGGCTCTTACCGCAAACCTAGCGCTTCTTCCGCTCAGGCCTGACTCTGATCGCGCTTCCCACAACAACTGCTTTCCAGATGACACTCTCAACAACTGTTTCTCCTTGATTTCAGACGCTTCCGCACTTTCTCTCTCATGCCCAGCCCCGGTGTTCTTCTTCATAATAACCATGGGGCATATCTAGCTGTCTTTCCAGCCGTCAGCGGTCTTTCCCGCCGTCTGCGGTCTATCCCGCCGTAGATGGGGCTTTCCATCTCCCCGAATCCGCTGTCAGCTTTATCATACATTAGACCTAGCTAGCCTATCGGTTTTCCACTGACAACGTGAAACTGCCCACAATGGGCGCCCGTGGTCTGCTACACCACCCAAAAGGGG